ATCTTTAACGTTCCACTATTCAGCTTCTTTGCCGATGATGATAGTAAAAAACAAAAAAATATAGCTCGCCTAAGTTACGCGATAACTCGAGAACTCAGATACTCTTCCGAGATTCGTAAGATACCAAGTGACATAATAAATACATACGGATACCCCTCAGCAAACTTAAGCAGCACCAACAACGGTAGTTTTTTAAATTACATAGTCGGAAATTGTGGAAAAGACATCACAGAAATAGCGATGGCTCCCGAAGGAGCGGGCTATTCGTTGATTAGCTTGTCTCAATTCATCAGCGCAGACGACAACAAAAATGAAATATTGACGTTCGAAAAAAGCTACGTTAATGACAACGTGGGATCGGGATCTCTAAAAAGAGATGGATCCATCCTAACGCCAGGCACTGTTTACCTGATAGACCAGGCTTTGAATTTTTCTATTGACAAAAATTTCGATCTAGTTAACGTAACGAATTTCAAAACGAAGTTAGATAAAGCTAGGTTAGGAATTAAAAAAATTCTAAAAGACGGAGATGATAGTGGTCTATTGTTCAATTTAAAAATAACACCTCGCTCATTTGAACATTTAATAAATGGAAATGTGAACGATGTTAGCATAGAGACGGCTTTAAAAAATCCTCTATTGCTATTGAGAACAATAGAGCAAAGAATAGTCAACAAATATTTGCCAAGACAATCTCCACCGCCTGCCTTCGCCAGACAAGGCTCTTACAATACTTCTGCGGCAACAGACTATAGCCTCCTTTTGATCTCACAAGGCCTGGACGGCCATCCCGAGCTTTTGTCTCTATTGTACATGTACGTCATAGGTAACGTCAACGCCAAAGTCGCGCAAAAACAAGGTGGCTCTAATTCCAGTAATTCCAGCGCGGCTATTCAAAATTCCAGAGCGGCTATTCAAGATATCGCGAATGGCATTGAAAGACTAGAAAATGAGCTCGGCAAAAAAACAACGTCTAATCCCCAAAATAAATTTGAACTTACCCATAGGTCCGTACAGTCGATTAAAGATGCGGTTGTAAATTCAAATTTATTGGCGCTCAATTCAATAGCTGATCTAATTTGCGATATGATCTCTTTCTTTGAAAAAGATAATCAACAATATGTAGACCCAAACCCGTTCAAAACAGAATCTAATTTATCTAAATCCTACTACAGAGGAATACAGAGAGAAGTAATCATTACCTGTATATTTTACTTGTGTTGTTTGATGCTTCACGAAGTAAATCCAGAAAAAATAACGGGATTTAATCAATCTCAAGCTTCTCTATTGAATGTTAGAATAGAAAAAAAAGGTAAAGGCTCGCTTAGCGGACAAAAAAAGACTGCTAATGGCGCGCCGGAAAAAAACGAATATTTTTACGATAAATTAATTATCGAAGTTGAAAAACAAATTCATTCCGAAATAGTAAGAACGACAGAAACTTGCATGACGTTCTTGTGTTTCTTGGAATTTTTACACGCCAAAATGGCGGCGTTCGTTTCTTCCCTTGAAAACTACTCGAACAAGATAACCACAGACGTTAACTACATTAAACAAATTTTGCAAGAGTTGGATGGTGACTCGGGAAAAGTCGCCGTTAAATTAACCGAGTTAATGACGATACGACAGCTGTCGTTGCTGAAGAGTAAATTAGCGGGTCTCAGAACCAGATTGTCGGATGACTACAAGTCAGAATTACGAAACGTCGTTCCTTATTTCGTTAGCCTAAAGAAAGAAAAAGACCTAGAGTTGCTGCTGCCCATCGAAGACTTTAGCATGGTCTCTTGGAACTACTTACTAAAAGACTATTTCTCGAAGCAGGAATTTGGACAAACGATTGCACGCAATAAAAAGATATTGTCGGTAGGCATCCCAGCGAGACTCTATCAGACGCTACACAGGCCCGTTCAAGCAGATTCCGCCAGGAGGATAAATCCTCCTGAAATAGTAAAGATAAAGGTTTATCTAAACGACTATTTGCGCCCCACGCTAATTCACAAACCTCAAGAATTTTTATTCGATTTAAACTTTTTCAACATAAAAACGCTAAACTACTACGTCGATCAATCGCTAATTGAATCTCACACCTATGACGAAGTAGCTAGAACAAATTTCGCGTCGGGATATGTCAAGCAGTTTGGTTTTTTCAACGTAAGAAACAACAAGCAAAATCAAGCGATAGCCGAAAACGCTTACGATTTCTACAACAACGTAAGTCAAACTTCGTATGGAACTGTGTTTAATGGCGGAGGAGAAGCCAAGGAGGTAGCCGAGGAGGTAATAGAAAATCACATCGCCAGTTTCGCCTTGGAGGAATATTTGAAATTTGTTTCGGGACGAGCTTTCGACGAATCTATTTTCTATAGAACCAAAAATATAGAAAAATTTAATGTCAATAGTTTGTTGATGACACCGTCTACCATGGGCGAAGCCGAATACGCAAAAAATGGCTTATTCGTTGGTCATAACAAGATCATAGCGTCGTTAATACAGCCAAAAAAATTCGACAGAGTCTTTCATCTCGCGATAGACCCGGATGATTTTGAAGTCGACCAAGTTGAAACCAACAACCTAAAAAATTTACTCGGCTCTGACATATTGAGCTATTATGAAGGGTTAGGTACGATCAAAAAAAACGATAATGATGCATACCTGAGACAAACTGCGCAGAATGATGAAATAGAAATTTACGGATTCAGCGTGGAGGTAGAGGCCTTCATCTAGGTGAAAAATGTCTACAACGTCAAATAAATCTAAATTGATTCATTCCTTTAGGGTACCCGTACCTTCGCAAAACTTTAAGGCCAAGTTTGTTTATAATTTCTATGTCGCCGACGAGAGCACGCAAGAAGACCCGAAGGTCCCAGATTATTACAAAAAAAGAACGATAGATAAAACTAGCGTTAATTTAGATAATTTTACCTTAAGACTCCCAAGATATGTAGAACTGACTTGGGACGTCCCGGCGTGCGCCAACCCGATGAAGGGCAATCTAGCTCAGAAGATAGAAGACAACAAGGGCAAAATTGCAACAGAAGACAACGTAATAACTTCGAGGTACACGCCGTACTTTTTCTCTAGTTACGAAACGTTTCAGAACGCCGCAAATGACGTAAAGAGAGACGTAGAAGGAATGTCGCTGTCGGAGCTGGGGATGAGTCAATCGACGATCATCGATAACTTCGTTAACGACATGCTTAAAGACTACGACGAAAGCGCAGAGAAAGTAGACGTAGACTTAGTAAAAGATAGAATTAGGACTGCTATCGCCTCCATCGAGGCGATCGGTGATCGACCGGATGGATTTTTAGGCTATCAATTTTATAACGAAAAAAACGAAAAGATTAGCGTCAACGGATTCAACGCGTTGATGCAATCGAATCTAAAGTTATATTCGCAAATAAACGACAGGCTTCTTGTAGATATTTTTGCGGAAGCCAACTTACCCAACGACGTCATATCGAATCTCAACGCCGCGTATAATGCTTCACCCAAGGAGAACACAGAAGAAACTTTAGCTCTCGAGCATGTCAGCGTAGAAGCAAATTCTAACTATCAAATTCCTGACGCGTCTCAAAACACTACCATAGTAGGATACCTGATACAGAGATACAAACTCGATAACAACTCTTACAAAAAAGACAAGTTAATTTTCATAGAAAATCCTACGGCCAACAACATATTTGACGTTAACGTCAGGTACGGGACCACCTACCTCTACTCGATAAGAACGATTGCTCGAGTCGAAATACCATTACCCGGCGATAATGAAATCAATAATTACGCTTTTTATGTGTCGGGAAAAGCAGTCACGACCAGTGTTACTTGCGACGAGGACGTCGCACCCCCGCCACCCGAAGAGTTAGGCTTCATTTGGAACTACAAAGAAAACAAGTTTTACCTGACTTGGTCGATGCCGTTCAATTCGCAAAACGACGTTAAGCAGTTCCAGATATTCAGGCGAAAAACCATAAATGAACCTTTCGAATTGCTCGAGCAACACTGCTTTGACCAGTCGAGCATCAAGAGGCCGACAGGCGAAATTATTGACGGCAACAAGCTAGACATGTCAAACGAAGAAAAATCTTTTGTCAAGTATTCGCCAACGTCGACTTACAGTTATTGCGACGACGATTTTAAGATTAACACTGAAACGTTACAATCTTCCAAGTACATCTACGCGCTAGCGTCCATCGACGCCCACGGCTATATCTCCAACTACAGCGCGCAGGTTGAAGTTACTTTTGACTTTTTCAAGAATAAGCTAGTGAAAAAATTGATCAGTAACGCCGGCGCGCCACGACCGTACCCAAACCTGTATCTAAACGTCGATCTGTTCAAGGACACGATCGCGACGAGCGGTATGTCTTCTCAAAAATTAAAGATATATTTTATGCCAGAGTATTTTAAAGTAATATACAACTCTGGCAAGATACAGAAGATGGTGTCGACCAACCAAGATGGCGGTTACTATAAGTTGCAATTCATAAATACGCAGAATCAAAAAACCGACAGCTTGACGATTAAGATAAACGATGAACAAAATTTGGTTTCGATTAAATAAAAAGTCAATTTTTCACGGTAGTGATATCTATGCTAAGAAAGAGTTGACGTTCTGGAGGAAAAATGGGCTGGTTAGATAATTCCACAAACAACATAATTTTAGACGCAGTTCTTACGGATCGTGGTCGTCGAGCGTTGGCGATAGGTCAGTTTAGCATCAATAAATTTGCACTGGGCGACGACGAGGTCAACTACGGAATTATCACTAAGTACGGTAGGACTATCGGAAGAGAAAAGATAGAAAAGAATACGCCCATTTTTGAAGCTCTGACCAACCAAAACCTGGCCCTAAAAAACAAGTTGATTTCAATACCTGTGCCGCTTGTCTATCTTCCCACGCTGATACTCGACAGTCAAACGCCCTCAGTTACTAACGTACAAGGCCAAAGCTCAAGCGTAACAGTTGTTGAAAGGCAAGCGACAGGTAATTCTACGGAAGCGCTAAATGACGCCATCGCCGACGGTAGCTTCGACGTCTACTATCCTTCGCTGTTTTTGACGATAAACAATCAGGTAGCGCAACAAGTTTCGCAAGATTCTTTGAGAACTGCCCACACGATCATCAACGTCGCGACGTCGACCGACACCGAAAGAAAAGCGTCTTTTTCCATCGTGTTTAAGTCTTTAACTGCCGCACAATTCCAGACGTATGGACGCCTCGTTAGTAGTGGAAAATATCAGATAGCGACGTCGGTAAAGGTCGTAGGAATAAAATCGGGTCTTACTCTCGACATACCCGTAAACATCGAACAAACTGTGTGAGGATAAATAATGACCATATATCAGACATTTGGCAACGTCGACATCAAGACAGCTAGATCTTTTCTAAATCAGCTAATCGATGTTTTGCAAGAGGATATTAGCGGTTCTACCTCACGAAGAAAATATCAACATTTCGTAACAGGCGGCGTGGGTCCCGGAGTCACCTCCTCCCTGTTCCAAACCGTTTACGACCAAGATTTTACGCTACAGACGGCCAATCCTATATTCGACATTACCGTCGGCCTGGCACCTACGTTATCGGGCGGTGTGTTACAGACCTACAAACTGAGCCAAGATGCGTCGGGTAAATTACTGTTCCCGTCCAGCTCTTTGATGGCGAGAGAAAAGGGAGAAATATACCGTCAATTCGCGCAGACGTTATTGGGTGATGGAGACTTGCAATTCAAAGTTCCCTTAATTAGCGAGAGCGGTATTACACAAACTACCGTCGACGCTGCGATGTTCATAGCCTTCAAGCGTCTCTTCGCAAGAGATCAAATCAAGCGTGAAACGTTCGCGATGCGGTTCTACCAGAGCGCTTCCCACGTTTCAAAATTGTTTGGTACAAGTATCGATATGCCACCAACTCTCCAAACGGAAGGCCAAACAAATTTGTATACAACTAGTCTTTCTGGTTCTACAATATTTACAGACATTGGCTCCAGCGACCAAAAGTTCGTTACCTATGGCGGACAATATGGCACCATCGTAGATTCGGGCAACACCAGCAGACGAGTTGGTTTGATGTTTTACGACGCGGGTATCGCGGTGCTGGATCTACAGCAGATTACATCCGCCAGCCAATTCGTTTCTGGTACAATCGACGCGATGACCACCAATGGAACGCTCTTACTTGGTGGCGACTATACCGAAACAGCGAATAAAGCAAAATTTATACCAGACTTTGTGTTGTCGGCCAGCCTCGACAATATCGTAGATCACCTCTGTTCTACAAGGTTCCAGTCGGGTTCTCTCACCGCCATTACATTCCAAAATGTAACAACGATCAATAGCACACTAATCTATTGCAGGGCTCCGTCTGACCAGTTCAACTATTCTTCTAACCCAACGTTCGTCGACGACAACCAAAGAATAGTTGTAATAGACCAAGGCGAAGAAGGCACGCAAGATACCTTCACTTACGTAACGACGATCGGACTCTATAACGCCGGCAGCGAGCTCCTCGCCGTCGCAAAATTGAGCAGGCCGGTAGAAAAGAGCCCCGAAAGAGATTTGACGTTTAGGGTAAGACTAGACTTCTGATACTATGTTGCGTGTGGAAATGAAACAATGGCAATACTACCCGTTTCAACAGACAACATTGAATACTTCACGACCATAATCAATCCTAAAGTAAGTTATTCGTCGTCGTCGTCTGGTGTAACGGGTTCTGTCAATCTATTTCCTCGCGCTTCCACTATCGAAAAAGAACTACGTCCTCTGACAAATTTTTCTGCGTCATACGCTAGCGACGAAGACCTGGAACAATACAGAACAGCGGCTGCGCTCGAAGCAAAGCTCCTACCCGCCAGTAGCTCGTTTTTGGGAGGCATGACTAACTACCTGACCAAGGTCAACAACCAGTCTCCTTCACAAAAGAAACAAGCGAAGATATTGATCGACAGGTTCGTACCAACCTATTACTTCTCCAACGACACGATAAAGAAGTTGAACATCAAAGACATACTCGTCCCGTATTACAACGGGATGTATCCCAGCGTCGGATGGGGATATACGAACTACAATTCCTTAAATTTTTTTACGACGACCGACATACCAACGTCGTCGGTGTTGCTATACCCGTCTGTCGACAATAACTCTCTACCTAATCATAGTGGATACGTAAGTGGAACCTACCAGTTATCAGGCGCCTTTTCTTTTGACTTTAGGGTTAATCCCCGATATCAAACCGACGATATAGAAGCTGGCTATTTCAAGGCGGGAACGATATTCCACCTATCTTCCAGCTACGCGCTGTCTCTAGTGACGGGATCTAAAAAAGACGAGAACGGATTGCCCGTTGGATTTAGACTGTTGTTGCAATTGAGTCACAGCGCCGACGTCGCTCCTTCTAAGGCGATTCCTGGTTCTTATCCAAACGACTTGATCTTTCTTTCCGACGATAATAGTCTCGAATGGAATAAGTGGCATAGAGTAGTTGTACGATGGGGTACTAATCTAGTCAATGATGGAACGGGTTCATTTAACGTAGACGGAGTCGACAGGGGATATTTCGTCATTCCTTCTGGTACCATAGCACCAAAAACGTCGCCTTTAAATGGAGATCCAAGCGTATTATGCTTAGGCAATTATTATGAAGGTACCAACTTTGGTCTGTCGGCGCAATCATACTTTTTTAGCGATATTATTTCAGAACGAGAAGGTCTAGAAGAATTAATAGATTCGAGCGAATCGGCGGCCGACGTTCCTGCGGTTTTTAATTTTAACCATCCCTTGAAGGCAGAACTACACGAAATTATGATAAGAAGAGAGTATCTTTCAAATACTCGAATAACGCAAACGTCTGGCAGCGGCGTTAGCGACATAGATCCTCTCAAGTTTGCGTTCTACGTTCCGCCGTTCTTTATCCCAACGGCGCCTGTTAGAAAATACATCAATGGTAGCGGTGGCGTGCTACAAACTCCCTTCATAGAAGCCGATGGTTCGACCAACGATCCATTCAACATTGCGATATCGTTCGGCGTCCACGGCCATTACATCAACCTAGAAAATTTTACTAAGGATTTTGCCAACGGAATTTATCCCCGGCTTCATCACCTATCGGCCTCGGTCGTTGATTATACGACACAGGCCGTCGTCGCCGACGACATATTGTATGGTTCGCCTTTCGTCAGGAAAAGGAATCTAACTATCCTGCCTTGCGACGACGGTAACTTCCTTCCCAACTATGGTCTGCTAAAAAACGAGTCGGCAGAAAAATACGTAGACGCGATAGGAAGAACTGACTATAGCGTAATTTCTCTAAACAACTTAATGAGTACTGCTTCACTGCTGTTTAGCAAAACTCACGATACCGACTACGATCCTTCCTTGGTGGAACAATCTATTGGTCCGTCGCCAGAATATCCTGGTCTACCCCCTGGTCCCGCGCTGAGCAACTTCCTAAACAACGACGATCCAGGTCTGGCTTCGAATACACCACTAATCGTCTTTCAAAATACGAAAGATCCATCGTCGAATCAGGTGACGATATTCAATATTAGTAACCTCTACTACGGTTCTAGAATACTTCCTGGCTCGTTCGAACTATACGACTCGAGCCTATCAGGATCTTATGGCAAAGTTTCAATCAAACTCAAAGACAACGGTATGGGCAACATCTATCGAGCCGATAGCGATACCCCGCACAGTAGTTGGAGCTCGGTCGGAAATATCTTCTATAGCGAAGGCGTAGTCCTCATCAAGAGTCCGCATCTATACTTGTTCGGCAAAAATCAATACGAGATGTCCTTTAAGGGCGAGCAAAATCTCTACTCGACAAAGTACGAACTCCTCGCGCCTTTTGGCCTCTTGAATTCTTCTTCTAATCCATCTTACGCTAACTCTCTCGGTAAGATGTCGGCGTCCATGGATCCACTAGACACAGACGCTTTTGTCTACATATCTAGCATCAATTTACACGACGATAATTTCAATGTGATTGCCAAGGCTTCGTTGGCGCAACCCGTAATCAAGAGAGAAAACGAAAAATTGTTGTTTAAGATAGCTTTCGACTTCTGACATGGCTCCCAAGAAACCCCGTAAAAAAAAGAAAAAAAAGGGTCACTATCACCGTGGTACCCATACCTCTCCTATCGCAGGCGATTGCAAGTACCGTTCAGGTTGGGAACAAAAATACATGGAACATCTCGACTCCGACCCCAACGTTTCAACCTGGTCCTACGAAAAACTGGTGATCGAATACGTCTCCAACCAACACACGAAAAAGATCCGTAAATATTACCCAGATTTCCAGATCGAATATAAGGATGGCAAAAGAGTAGTCGTAGAAATTAAACCGTCTCGTAAACTAGGTCAAGCCACCGTGGTCAAGAAGATTAGAGCTGCAAAAGAATGGTGCACTGCCCACGATTTGACCTATAAAATACTTACAGAAATAGAATTAAAAGATATGGGTCTGCTTTAATAGGATTTTACTGAGGGTCAATTCTGCTTTAAGAAACATGCGTGGCTAACCTGATACTTGGTTTAGACGTTTCAACTTCAGTGACGGGTGTTTGCATCATCGATCCAGGGACGTTGTCCGACGATCGAGGATCTCACATACTTCACCTAGATCGAATCGAGTTCAAAAAATGCAAGACGTTATGGGAAAAGGCGGACACGGTCGCCGTTGAATTATCGAACTTATTGGAGAAATACCCTGGAGCCTATCGAGTCGCCCTCGAGGAACCTCTTATGGGATTCCAGAAAGGAATGTCATCGGCCGCTACTATCACTACCTTGATGCGCTTCAACGGCATCACGTCCTATATCTCTCGTGAAATATTCAAGGTAGATCCAGAGTACATCGCCTCTTCTTCCGCCCGAAAATTGTGCGGGATCAAAGTGCAGAGGACATCGATCGCCGGAATGAGCGGAAAAGAACAGGTCTTCAAATACATGGCTAAACACGACTTAAAACACGTTCAGTGGCCGCTAAAAAAGAACGGTTCTCCTGTCGACTGGTCACGTGATGCAACAGATTCTTACGTGATAGCCAAGGCTGCTTTAGTTTCAGCGCCTTGAAAAATGTCTGATCCACGGTTTACGATAGTACCGTGGTCCATAGTCTAACGGACAAAATAAAGTTTTTTGAATCGATATTTGGTCGCGGTCGAATCTCAAGCAGCGGTGTTAACTTCGACGTAAGATGTCCGATTTGCGCGCCCGTTGATTCGACAAAAAAGAAATTATCAATTAGAACCGACAATGATGCCAATCATTGTTGGGTATGTGGATGGAAAGCCAGAAGCCTCGCACCTTTATTGCGAAAATACGGAACGCAAGAACATCTCAACGCGTATCGCGAATTAACTGGACAAGACGGAAAGTTTAATCTAATAACTGCAGATTTAGACAAACTTCAAAAAGTCGAACTACCTAAAGATTTTCGCTTATTAACATTAGCGAATGATGTGGATCCTGATGTCAAGGCGGCCTGGCGATACGTTTATTCTCGCGGTCTTACTGATAAAGATGCTTGGTATTTTAAGTTTGGAATATCAGAAGAACCAAGATGGAAACGTAGAATTATAATGCCGTCCTTTGACGCCGAAGGTAATTTAAATTATTTCGCTGCTCGGGCGATCGATAGAGATAGGAAACCTAAATACGATAATCCAGATATAGATAAAAACCCAATCGTGTTTAATGAAATAAACATTGATTGGTCGAAGCGATTAATACTTTGTGAAGGTCCGTTTGATCTAGTAAAATGTCCAGAAAATTCTACCGCGTTACTAGGGTCTGATTTAGATGAACGCCACGAAATTTTTAACAAGATTCTTCTTCATAATACACCGGTCGCTTTAGCGTTAGATGGTGACATGTGGCATAAAAAGATGCCGAAGATAGTGAAAAAATTCCAAGAATACAATATTGATATTGTTGTTGTTGATGTTAGACCGTGGGGAGACCCAGGTAGTATGACAAAATCTGAATTTGAAAAAGCCCTCGTCGAAGCGCAAGAGTTCGACTGGAATGATATGTTTGCAGATAGATTGAAGAAGGCAATGGAAACTAGTTTAAGATTGTAATAATTAATAACGATGAAGAACGCAACTCATAATAGTATCATATCAGAAGCTCGTCTTCGTCGGATAGTTCAAGAAGAAATTGAAAGAAAATATCTTATCGAAGAAGGTTTATGGGATGATGTTAAAGATGGCGTAAAAAAACTTTCTGATTACGTTACTCAAAAATTCAAATCAGTCGCGGTAGAATGGGCGAATACAATTAATGAAAAAATTGTTGGATTAGAAGAAGAAAAACCAGAAGGACTAGATCTCATCATATCGGCTGTTAAAGAAGGCATGAAACAATCTGGCGAATCTTTGCCTCTTAATGACGCGCTAAGGAAAGCCAAGAGCCTAGAGAAGGAAGCTTCTTTGTCTATAGTACAAGCAGACTTAGAGGGACCCGTTCACAACGCTGCAAAACAACTACAAAAATCTGAAAAAGCCATAGGCGAAGTGTATTCGATATTAAATACCAGCGAGTATGTTCGACAACACGAAATTTTAAACGAAATGGGACCAGAAACTATATTGGGTTTTGGTCTAGCAATCGTTGGAGGTTTACCTTTGCTATTTAAAGGATTGCACAAATTAGCGACTTATCTTAAGGCAACTAAGGTGGCGGAGTTATTTGAAAAAGCAGAGCATGTAGCCCACGCGTTTGAGGAAAAAGTTGTTGATTATGTAATTCCCGACAGGTTATCGTACGAAATCTACAAGTTTTTAAACAATAAAGGTTATCACGTTTCTTCCAAGGAAGAGTTATCTTCATACGAAGATTTTAAAATTGATGCAGATAAAACGGGAGCTCGTAAAAAAACAGAAGGCTTGGTTTATAAAGCATTGTTAATTTATTTTGCGATTAACGGTCTAATCAGCGTATTAAAGGCCGGCGCATCTCTTCTCGGTTTCGTTGAGGGTGGAGCCACTGCAGTTAAAGGTGTCGAATTAGCGCGTGGCGCTGAAGAGGTCGCAGGGATTATACAAGCTTCCAATGTTGCCGCTGCAACCGCAACGGCGGCTGCCGTATAGTTGAACAATGTTATAGTTTTAATATATCATTAATTGATGGTTAAAATTGCTCACACTGCCGATATTCATTGGCGTGGTTTAAGTCGACACGATGAATATAGAGAAATTTTTTCTACATTCATCAAAGATTGTAAAAAGAATAAAGTTGATCACATCTTTATAGGCGGTGATATTTTTCACACAAAAACTACGGGTATTTCACCAGAATATATTGATCAATTAACATGGTGGTTAGACTCGATGGCAAAAATCGCGCCAGTTCATCTAACACTAGGAAATCACGATGGTAATTTAGTTAATCTTTCGAGACAAGATGCAGTTTCGCCTATAGTACAAGCGCTAAATAATCCTGACGTCCACTTATACAAAAAGAGTGGTATATATGAATTTCAGCCAGGATATAACTGGTGTGTATATTCACTTTTTGATGAAGAGGGTTGGAATGACGTTAGACCGCAAAGCGGAAAAGTAAATATCGCATGCTATCATGGCCCGGTTCAAGGATCTAAAACTGAAGTAGGATGGGAAATGGAAGGAATGAATCTTGAATTTTTTAAAGATTATCCTTTCGTCATGCTCGGAGATATTCATCAAATGCAACATCTCGGATATCGAGATTGTTTAAATGGAAAAAAGAAACCGTGGATATCCTATCCTGGCACGCCAGTTCAACAAAATTATGCAGAAGAATTAGATCATGGTTATTTGCTTTGGGAAATTGATGATCAAAGAACTTGGGACGTCAATTTCAAAAAATTACCCAATCCAAAGCCTTATGTGACTATTCAGTGGAATGGTTCAACCAAGGATTTATTAACGACAGCGTCTATCCACCCGGACGGTTCTCGTTTTAGGATTAGATCCTCTGACGCTCTTGGGCAAAAGGACTTTCAATTAATTAGTGAAACGTTAAAAAATGCAAAGTTAGCCACAGAAGTAACTTTTAAATCAGATTTTATTGTAGATAAATCAGTTATTAAAACGGGCTCTTCGACGCTCGAAAAAGCCGATTTAAGAAATCCAGATGTTTTAACAAAGTTAATAAAAGACTATTATTCTAGCGCGCAAATATCTCGGCCCGAGTGGGATACTCTCGCTGAGCAAGTCAAAAATTGTCTTTCAAGCGTCACTGCACAGGATGATATTACTAGAAATTCAAAATGGTCGTTACGTTACCTCGCGTTTGATAACATGTTTGCATACGGACAAGATAATGTAATTAATTTCGATAACTTAAGTGGTATAGTCGGTGTTTTTGGACCGAATAGAGCTGGCAAATCTTCGATAGTCGGTACTTTGATGTATTCTCTCTTTAACGCCACGGACCGCGGACCCGTAAAAAATATTCACGTTTGTAACATTAGAAAACCGTATTGTTCCTCGAAAACTATCATTAACCACGATGGAACTGACTACGTTATTGAAAGACAAACTTCGAAAACAGAAAATAAAAAAGGCATCATAAACGCCTCAACTTCATTAAATGTTTTTAAGATTAGGGATGACGGCGAAGCAGAAGATTTGGCTGGTGAACAGAGAAACGACACAGAAAAAGTAATTCGCGCGCTAATCGGAAACCAAGAAGATTTTATGATGACTTCTTTAGCTGCGCAAGGTGAAACCAATCATTTTATCTCTCAAGGTTCCACAAAACGTCGAGCTGTGTTATCAAAATTTCTGGATCTCGATATCTTTGATAAAATGCACGAATTAGCAAATAAAGAATTGACGAGTTTAAAATCGCAATTAAAAAATTGTCCTGATAGAGATTGGCAAAACTTATTTGAAACGACAAGAAACTCAATCGCCGCCGCGAATAAACTAATCGAAGAATTAACACAACTTATCAAAGAAAAACAGCACGATCAATCGACGTTACAACTTGTGCTAGCTAAACGCAAGGATGTAACGCCAGTTACGAAAAATGAAGTTGAAGCACATCAACGACGAATATCGTCGTTGGAAACATTAGTCAATAATTGTGAAAAAGAAATACAGAAATTAAACATCGAAATCTTAGATTCTTCAAAAAAGTTAGATAAAATTTCTTTAGTAAAAAAAGAAAATGACATCAAAGATCTAAAACTTCGTCGCGACGCTTATAAAAGTCTCGAATCTACGCTACAAACGTTGCAGTACGCTTACGACAAAGAAGAAATTTCTTTGAAACAACACCAAAAATCTTTAAAAATTTTAGATGAAGTACCTTGTGGAGATGAGTATCCGACATGCAAATTTATCAAAGATGCTCATATCAGCAAGACTAAGGTAATAGAACAAACGAAGAAAACAGAACTAGCGAAAGAAAAACTAAAAGACGCCGCAAGTTCCTTAGATAAACTAAAAGAAGAAAATGTCGCAGATAAACTAGAAAAATTAGAAAAACTTTTAGAATTGGAAAATAAATTACTTCTAGAATCTTCTAAGAGAGAAGCTGCGCTCGAAAAACATCGCGTCAATTATGATTCTCAGGTCGATGAATTAAAAGAAGCCAAACAACGATTAAAGCACCTACAAGAAGCCTTAAAAAACGAAGAAAATGTAGAAGTTGTTTCCCTAAGGTCGAAAATAAAAATTATTTCTGACGACGTTGATGCTCTCTCTGCACAAAAATTAGCTGCTGCCACTCAAAAAGGTAGATTAGCGGCCAGCTTAGAAAAGTATGAAGAAGAAAAAAATGTAAGAGATAGTTTGTTAGAAAAAATGAAAGTTCACGAATTAGTAACTGGCGCTTTTTCTAAGAAAGGCATTCCTCTTATTATTATCAAAACACAGTTACCAATCATCAATGCTGAAATAGCGAAAATTCTACATGGCATAGTAGATTTTACAATTGAATTAGAAAATGATGAAGGCACGGATTCTTCTGAAATTTACATCAACTATGGTGATTCACGACGTATCGTAGAGCTTTGCTCTGGTATGGAAAAAACGATTGCATCATTGGCTATTCGCGCCGCGATGATCAACATATCGACGTTACCGAAACCCGACATCTTTATTATAGACGAAGGTTTCGGTACTTTAGATGATTCTTCGGTTGAAGCCTGCAATAGGTTGCTGACATCTTTAAAAAAATACTTTAAGACAATATTGATTATTACGCATGTTGATGGTGTGAAAGATGTTGTCGATCATGTTTTAGAAATAACAAAAAATGAAAAAGACTCAAAAGTCTTTTTTGGAGTTGATGCATGAGTGAATGGTCGTCTTATCCCAAAAATAGAAAAATTTGCCATAAAAACGGATATTCTTTGATAATACCTGATAATTGCGAAAATAAAAGCATGCCATTATTTTGCGATATTTGTGAAATAAGTTTTAGCAACAAAGAAGATGAAAAAACTTATAAAACATTTGGTTGTTGTAGCGCCTGCGCAGATACGTGGGTTTATTCTCATAAAACAGAATGGCAAAATGGATGGCGACCAGACAAAGACAAAATAGAAAAAGCCGTTAAAAAACGGTTTTTTATTAATCCTCATATTGTCTTCGAGTAAGAGCTGTATATTTAAGTGTTGGAGATACTATGCCTAAAATCGATTACAATGCATTAGGCCAAGCCATAGACACGACATGGGGCCGCACATCTACGCCTAAGACCGCATCATATTCTGTGAAATTTTCTTTGGCTGGCGACGTTTTAGTAGCTTCTTATCAAGCTATCGTCAATTTTGCTTCTGAAAAAGAAATGATAGTAATGAAGCGAATGTACGAAGAAGAATCACGCGGCGTTATTGCAGAAGTTCTTAAACGAGTAAAGGAAGTCTATAAAGATCTATCAGGTGAAACCTTAACGACGAGCGAATACAACACTACGACGTCCGTAGAAATAATCGGATTTAACGTTCACAATCCAAAAAGAACGGCCTATATTCGTAGAAAGACTTCTTTCGAAATAGCATGACGCAACCTCTTACCAGAAACGAACAAATAAAGGAGATCGTACGATGTGGAAAAGATCCGGTCTACTTTATGAAAAATTACGTAAAAATCCAGCACACTGTGCGTGGGCTTATTCCTTTTGAAACTTACGATTTTCAAGATGACTGTGTAAAGAACTTTCAAGAAAATCGTTTCAACATAGTTCTTAAGTCTCGCCAGTTAGGATTATCAACTGTTACTGCCGCATACGCGGTATGGTTTGCGATTTTCAAAAAAGATAAAAACGTCTTAGTTATTGCGACCAAGTTATCTACGGCAATGAACTTCATTAAAAAAGTGAAGATCATGTTAGATGGCTTACCAAAGTGGTTACTTCTTACTAAATTCGAGCCTACCAAACAAGCTATTAGATTCGATAATGGTTCACAAATTAACGCTATTCCAACGTCGCCCGACGCCGGTCGTTCAGAAGCGCTATCTCTATTGATCGTCGATGAAGCTGCGTTTATTAGAGACTTTGAAGACATTTGGACTGGTCTATATCCCACCTTGTCCACTGGCGGCAATGCGATCATTATCTCTACCCCCAATGGCGTCGGCGGTCAATACTATCGTCTCTGGATGGACGGAGAAACGAAACAGAATGAGTTCAATACCACCAAACTTGCTTGGTGGGTCCACCCAGAACATGATCAAGAGTGGTTCGATAAAGAGACAAAAAATTTACCGAAGCGCAAGGTAGCTCAAGAGTTTCTTTGCGACTTTATCTCATCAGGAGATACGTTTCTACAGCCAAGCGACCTTGAAACCATAAGAGAGTCAATTCGACCACCATTAGAAAAAATCGGTCCTCAGTCGGCTGTTTGGATATGGAGGCGACCTGAATCGGGCAGCAAATATGTTATTGCCTCGGATGTAGCGAGAGGAGACGCCGGAGATTTTTCAACATTTCATGTTGTCAATAATTCAACTTGCGAAGTTGTTGCAGAGTATATGGGCAAAATACCGCCAGATAAATTAGCAGACTTATTATTCGAATACGGCAAACTATATAACGACGCGTTAATATGCCCGGAACAAAATACTTTTGGTTATTTTACTTGCGTCAAATTAAGAGATAACGGTTATCCGAGACTATATTACCAAGGTGCTTCGGGAGACCCATTCGAATTTAGACCAACAGACCCTAACGCGGTACCTGGTTTTTCAACGCAAACAAAAACGCGAGGCCAAATATTGGCAAAACTAGAAGAACTGGCTAGAAACAATAAAATTAAGATTTATTCACAACGTCTATACGACCAATTGCAAGCTTTCGTCTGGAACGGCGCGAGGGCTCAAGCTGCAAAAGATGCTCACGATGACCTTATCATGAGTCTCGCAATCGCTGCATGGCTGGTTGCAGGAGATTCTATAGCAAATGAACAAGCAACAGCATTAGCATATGCGATGTTAAAAGCGACGAAGGTCGAACAACAAAATAATATGCCAGGCGATATTAAATCAGTTAAACCTGTTCCCAATGCTATGATGAGTGGATTTAATCCGAGAGAGGCGCATAAGCCTAAAGACCCTTCTCAAATTAAACATGTTGACGTTACAGATTTTTCTTGGCTATATAGATAAATTTATAGCTTGAAGAGAATATCTATTAAAGTTAAGGAATCGATATGCCAAAGATAACAATTTCGCAACTAAGAAGAATTATTTCAGAAGAAGTTAAAGTTTTGAAGGAAGGCGACCGCGAAGATCAAGCTGCAACAATGGCTCAAAACGCTAGCAAGCTTCTTAAAGCAATCGAGTCTTTTAAGTCAGTGGCGTCTGCAAAAGCAAAATCTAGCGCGGACGCAAGTGCAGTTGCGCTAGACAAACATTTATTAGAAACCGAAAAAATCTTGAAAAGAATAGTAGTTTCACCGATGGAGTACGTCGATGGTCCTAAGACTCCACCTTCGACAACGGGGGCTTCCGGGGATGAAAAAAAGGTTTCAGTAAAACCGACAACCAAAGCCGTCGTAGGAGCATAAAAAGTATACGATCGTTTTTTTAGTATTATAACTAACGAAAGAAGAGCCATCTCCCTAATTGGAGAGGCAAGAAATCATGATAAAAAAAGAACCGCAATCGTTATTTCAAAGATTATCGAAACTTTTTAAAAGTGGTCCTGTAGTAAAACGCAAGCTTAGAACTCTCGATACCACTATCGCCGTTGCCGACAAAACGAAATCTTCAGGCGCGTTACTATTTCAAAAATCTTTAGCTCCTTCTTACGCAACGATAACAGCGAACGCGTATAACCTCTCTGAACGCTTGATGAGATATCAAGACTTCAGCGAAATGGAATACACGCCAGAAATAGCCGCGGCGATGGACATTTATGCTGACGAGACCGTAGCACAAGATGACAAAGGCCGCGCATTACACGTCTATTCTGACAACGAGAAGATCAAAGAGATCCTAGAAGACCTTTTCTACAATACTCTCAACGTCGAATTCAACCTAAGATCCTGGGCACGTAATCTTGTAAAATATGGAGACTTCTTCCTCTACAACGACGTATCACCACAATATGGCGTCATTAACGCTTTCCCTATCCCGGTAAACGAAATTGAGAGAGAAGAAAATTACGATCCCAACGATCCATTCGCAGTGAGATATCGATGGGTCACCTTAGGTAATAGAACATTAGAAAACTGGGAAGTAACTCACTTTCGTTTACTCGGAAACGATATGTTCCTTCCTTACGGTTCTTCCGTCATAGAGCCGGCCCGACGTATCTGGCGTCAGCTAATTCTTATCGAGGACGCGATGTTGGTTTATCGCGTTGTTCGTGCACCGGAGCGGCGCGTTTTCTATATTGACGTCGCGAATATTCCGCCAGAAAACGTTCCAATGTATGTCGAGGAGCAACGCAAAAATCTTCGCACTAATCAAGTAGTAGATAGAGCAACGGGTCGTTTAGATCTTCGCTATGCTCCGCTAAGCATAGAGGACGATTATTTTATACCTGTTCGTGGAGGAGAATCTGGTACTAGAATTGACACCCTGGCAGGCGGGCAAAACGCCGCGGCGGTAGAAGACGTAGCATATATTCAGAAAAAACTATTTGCTGCTTTGAAGATACCACGCGCATATTTAGGATACGATGAGATGTTGGCGTCTAAAGCGACTCTTGCGCAGGAAGATATTCGCTTTTCTCGAACCATCAACGTTGTTCAAAAAGTTCTTATATCAGAGCTTAATAAACTCGCGATAGTTCACTTATACGCGAATGGTTTTGACGCCGAAGATCTTCAAAACTTTACATTGCGTCTTTCTAATCCTTCTACTGTCGCGCAACAACAAAAACTAGAACTTTGGCGCTCCAAATTCGAAATAGCTGGATCGATACCAGAAGGCATGGGTAGCAAACAATTTGCTCGTAAAATGATTTGGGGTCTTACAGACGAACAAATAGGCGAAATAGACGAGCAGCGTTATCAAGAAAAAATCGTTGATCAAACGATAGACGCTGCAAAACCGGAAGAAGAACCTGCTGCAGCGAGTGGCAGTAAAGAAGAATCTGCTGGTGAAGAAGAAACTCCACCGGCCGGTGAAGAAGAGACAGGCGGAGAAGAAGCAGGCGAAAGTTTATTTGCGGGCGATGATATATCACAAAAACATATCGATGTAGAGCTGTTAACAAACGGCGACGATCTAGAAGAATTTATGCCAGCATTATTCGAAAAAGACAAATTGCCAGTAAAGGCACAATCGCAACTAAAAAAAGCTTTATACGATCAAAGCCGCAGAAAAAAATACCAGGATCACATGCCAGACTTCAAGGGTATGACAGACTATGACGCAGACGGGATGGGCATGAAGGACCCGCACGGAATGGCTGATTTAAAAAGAGCGATTAATCCCCTCAAGGAATCTCACTCATTTGAAGAAGATTATATTCGTCCAAATTTACCAATATCGTTACAATCGACACTTCAAAAAATGTCTACCGCATTACGAATAACGCAACGACAAAATTCAGGTTTACTTTCAGAAGAAATAAACGATCAAACATTAATTACCGAAGAAAACGATCTATTTAATATTGATGGAGATTGAAAGGGCGTACGATGTCAAAAACGCACAACAAAAAAAGAAACACTGCTTTGCTATACGAATTTTTGATAAGGACTATTTCAAGCGCCCTTGTTGAAGACAACAAACGAAAGTCGTCGACCGCCTTGAAAATTCTTCGTAGATATTTCAAGCCAGGTACTCAACTGTATAAAGAATTTCGTATTTTTAACGCGTTAGTAAAAACCACAGTTAGTGGAGACCCTGTCGCGACATCGATTCTTAAAGAAGCAAGAGCTGCGATCGAATCTTTGGATTACGATACGTTGGATAGAGAAAAATCTCTATTGATACGTAGTATCAATCACATGATTAAAGACGAAAATTTCTATGATCAACCAATTGCAGAATATAGATTGTACGCAACAATACAAACTTTATTTAATGAATGGAGAAAACCAATTGGTACAGCTGATATTGTGTCACTTGCTAGTTACGAAAATCGATTACGCGAATGGTTAATAACGGAAAAGAAAAAAGAAGATCACACATTAATAGACGAAACGCCTGGAACCACTCGTCTTCTTATGAAGGTCATGATGAAGAAATTGAATGAAAAATATTCGACGACTTTAAATAACGACCAAAGAGAGATCATCAAGGCATACGCTTTTTCCACCGCTAATGAAGATCAAACAACTATCAAGAGAAAGTTAGAAGAAGTTCGCAGCGGGCTTCTTGAAGCGATTGACGTTTATACGGTTCAAAAACATGACAATACTTTTGTTGTCGATAAACTACAGGATACAAAATCGAAAATACTGTCAGAATCTCTTGATTCTGTGGACGATTCTACAGTATCAAAATTCATGTTGTATTCCACACTGCGTCAAGAACTTACAGAAAACGAAGGAGAAGAGTCATGAAAGACTTGCGCCTATTAAATTCTTATGAAATCTTCGATTATACGCCGGAGATGATTAAAGAATCTCGCGAAAAGAACAACGGTAAGGTAATGATGAAGGGCATATTGCAAAAAGCAGATACGCTAAATCAAAATGGTCGTATTTACCCGCAGCATGTTCTTGAAAGAGAAATTCGCAACTATCAAAAGTTTATTGTAGAAAATAGAGCGCTAGGCGAACTCGATCATCCAGATTCATCTGTCGTTAATCTCAAAAATGTTTCTCACGTTATTCGTGAAGCTTATTTAGAGGGTGGAACAGTATACGGTACTGTCGAATTACTAGATACGCCTTCGGGTAAAATTCTTCAATCCCTTGTTGGATCAGGCGTAAAACTTGGTATTTCTTCTAGAGGAGTTGGTTCTACAAAAAAACAAGGCGATTATCACGTCGTGCAAGATGACTTTCAACTTATATGTTGGGATTATGTTTCCGAGCCATCAACGCCGGGGGCGTTTATGCTTCCAGAGGGTCGCAGGATTACTTCTGCTGAACTCCAAAAAGTCTTTAATAAATCAGATAGAATTGACAGAATATTAAATGATATAATTTCTTATGGAGGCAAGTGATGGGACTAAAAGATCC